TTACTTCCCGGCGTTGTTCTCCGCCCTCAGCCGTGCAAACAGTTCGTCTGCCTCGATGGCCTCCTTGGTGAAGGAGTTGTTCTTCCACCAGTTGATAATGGCCACCACAACGGTGATAAGGGTACTGACCAGTTGCTGGAGCTGCTCGTTGTCGATGGGCAGCGGGCTCTTGTTGAACGAAGCCAGCAGACTGTTCAGCAGTGCCACGATCAGGCAGATGGTTCTCGCCCAGGTCGCAGCACTCGCGTTCGAGTATTTCTCCATTTTGAAGTCCTCCTGTTCAGGCTGTGTGATCTTCCCGCAGCGGCAGTGCCTTCATCCGCTCGTACAGGTTCGTGCCGGTGCCGTTGCCCTTCAACTCGTGGTACGCCTCGTATACAATCCCCACGTTGGTCAGCCCTTCCGAGTCAACATACCCTTGCTGGATGTAGTACCGGCAGCTCTGATAGAGTCTGTCGTGGAGCAGAGCCTTCACCGCTTTTTTCAGTGCCTTCTGCTCCTGGATGGTAGCGTAGAACGCCTTCCCCGCCCATCCTATGGCCGCCGCGATGATCAGGGAGACCACCTCGTTGAAATGGGTCACGATAAAGCTTTCCGTGGGGTTCACGCTCCCTTCACGCTTGTCAGACCCGCTTTTGCAATGATACTCGGGTAATCCTTGTAGACACGGTTCATGTCCACCACGCCGCTCACACCAGCCACCTTGCCCTTGGAGCTGTACTGCCACATACCGTGCTTGCGGGTCGGCCGCTTGTTCCGGTAGTCCGCCAGCCATAGGTCAAAGTCATTCAGCTGCCACATGTTCAGGTTGTAGTCGGCAAAATTCGAGTAGGTGTACAGGATCGCGTACAGCCCCCACTTTTCGATCTCCCTGAGCTCCATTTTGACAAGTTTCGTCAACTCGGCTGCGGGCAGACTTTTCAGACGGGGGTCCTCCACGTCCATAGCAATGGGCAGTTCAAAGCGCTTTCCTTCCAGGCAGGTCTTGAGCAGGTTCAGCCCCTTCTTTGCCATGCCTTCCGTTACCGCAACGGTGTAAGCATATACGCCAACTGGCAAACCCACAGATTTGGCCCCGGCATAGTTTGCTTCAAAGCACGGATCGACGTAGAGCTGCCCGTTCTTGGTGGAAACTGCACGGATCATCACACCACCTACTTTTCCGCTGGCCTTGACTTTTTTCCAGTCAATAGTTCCCTGCCAGCGGGAAACGTCGATGACATCAAGCATTCCCCTGCTCCTTCAGTTTCTCGGCCAGCTGGGTGCACAGCTTTTCGTACTCCTCTTCGGTCAGGCGGTCGTTGGCAAAGAAGATATCCAGCTTCCGCTGCATCCCGTTGGTCTTGCCGCGTTCGATCAGGCGTGCACAGGTGTTGTAGAGTTCCATTTTGAGTCCTTTCTGCTCACGTTCTGCATGAGCCATCTTAATATAAAAAATCGCTCATCAGCACTTTTTTCAGTGGGCCAATAAGCGAAACGATACAAATGGGCTGACTCGACTCTTATTCCTCCGGCGTAACCCCCAGCTCCAGCATGGTCAACCGGTACTCCTGATTCACCACCAGGCTGTCGGTGTCGGTTTGGGCGCTTTGCAGGGCGGCCAGTGTTTCGGGCAGGGTGTCCACGGCTTTCTGTTTTGCCGCTGCCTTCTGTCGCGCCGCTTCCTGTGCAGCCAGCTCTTCGGCGGTCGGCGGCTGGGGCACTTCCCCGTATTCGTACACCTCGTACTCCGCCCCGCATAGCCGGATGCCCCAGTAAGCTTCCCCGGGCTGTGCGTTTTGGTTGTGTGCGTTCACCGCAGCCTCGATTGCGCTGTAATCTGCCGTGGTGCCGTCGGTCTCGGTCGGTATCGTGTACCCGGGGCGGATCGCTGTTTCTTCCATTTTGAACTCTCCTTTCCGGGTGCTCAGTTAATATAGTTAAGCTCTATGAAGAACTTAAGCGTTGTCACCAGCGTGTTCAGCGGCAGCACGATGCAGGGGCGCAGACCGTGCGAGTCCTCTCTGTAGCCTGTATTACAGAAACTTCCGTCCGCATAAAACGCGTACATATAGTTGCCGTTGTGGGTTCGTTTGGAGCGTGTCCAGTATTCATCGTCTGCTTTTCGCTTGTCGGTGGCAGCAGTCGTATAGTCGAAGTAGTCCAGCTTTGCACCCTCCTGCGCCATCAGGCCATCTGTGCCCTGCCAGGTGTAAATACCCATCTCGACCGCGGAAAGCAGAAAGCACTTTCTCGAAAGGCCGTTTGCGCCGGAGGAAACATTGGCCGAGTCGTAATCCGCCTGCTTCACGTAGGGCAGATGCACGGTCATCAGGCGGTTTGCTACACTGGGTGTGATATTTCCACCCGGGTAGTTGACACACCAGTTGTCCAGTGCATACCCTTCGTAACCGTAGATGTAACCGCCACTGATGGAAGTGGATGCTGCAATGCTCGATCTCCAGAGCCATGCGCCGTTGGCCGTGCTGTCGTACAAGCCGCCGCCCGGAACGCCCTTGTGCACCAGCGTATACCAGCAGGTCTTGCCACTCGGGTCTGCAATGCCAAATTCCGTCCCCAATGCAAAGGAGCTGATGGGATTGCCGCCATCATAAAACTTCTTGGCCACGCCATCCACGCCGATATAGCCCTTGTATACTGGCCTTGCGGCACCGCCCACGCCGGTGTAGATTTTGGAGACCGACTTGGCACTTCCGCCGATTCCGGTATAAATTGCCATGTTCTGTCCTCCTTATGCGTACACCAGCAGGATAGAGCCGGTTGCAAGGCTGCTTCCCGCACCGGGGTCACTGGTTTGGGAGGTGATGGTGGTCATACCAAGCCAACTCTGCAAAACAGCCTTGCTGACATTCTTGATCTTCGTGCCGTTGTCCGCATAGCCGGCAATGTGCGTCAGATTCGACGTGGTAAGGCCGGAGTCCGCATAGCCGATTCGGATTAGTCTGCCTGAATCATTATAGTCGGTCACACCGGTCGCTTTTGTGGCAGTGTTTGCATTACCTTCCAGCGAACCAATGAAATTGTTGGCCCTGACATTTGCAAAAGCGCCGCTTCCTCGACCATCATTAAACCAATACTCATCAATGGTGCTGCCTCGGTATCCCCAGTAGACAGTGTTGTTTTCTGGGGTGCCAACAAAATTCACTTCATTAGTGTTCTCGAACGCCAATTTCGAGTGGTTATGCTCACTCGGTGGAAACGTACTCGGCTTATCCGTCACGGAATTCCAGTCGGTCTTGATGCTCTTGAACTTGTTACCCACGGTCTTTGCGTCCGCGGGTGCGCCGTCAATGGTCAGGGTCTTGTCGGTGTTCACCACCTTCTTGGCCGCTTCCACCAGTTGGCGGGCTTCGTTCTCGCTGGCCTTGGCGTTTCCTTCGCTGGTCTTTGCATTCCCCTCACTGGTCTTGGCCTTCCCTGCGCTTGCTTCGGCTTCCTTGGCCTTGGCGGTGCAGGTGGCCACGCTGGTCCCCATGCTGTCGGCGCTGGCTTTTGCGTTGGTCTCCGAGGTCTTGGCGTTGGCCTCGCTGGTGGCAGCTTTCGTTTCGCTGCTCTTGGCGTTGGTCTCGCTGGTCTTTGCGTTGGTCTCCGAGGTCTTGGCCGCATTCTCGCTTGCCTTGGCATTGGTCTCCGAGGTCTTGGCCTTGGTCTCACTGGTCTTTGCAGCGTTCTCACTGGCCTTGGCCTTGGTCTCACTGGTCTTTGCCGCACTGGCCGAACCTGCCGCCGCAGAAGCAGAGGATGCCGCAGCGTTCTCACTGGCCTTGGCTGCATTTTCGCTTGCCTTGGCATTGGTCTCGCTCACCTTGGCAGCATCCTGGCTTGCCTTTGCCGCATCCCGTGCCGCTTCGGCCTGACGGAGCAGCTCTTTGATGTTGGCGATGCTCTGGTTCACAAAGTCCCGGGTCCACTCCATCGAGCTGGCGATGTATTCACGGACTTCCCGGCCATAGATCGCCTTCCGGATGCCCGTAATGATCGCATCAAAATCCATTCCTATTCTCAACCTCCTCCATTTTGAACCCTTACGAACTGCTCAGGTTGCCCAGCAGCTGGTTCAGGAAACTGATGATCGCCTGTGCGATCGTCCATACGCTGTCCATGGCCTGCTTCTGCACCTGCTGTTTGGTCAGCTTCTCGGGGGTCAGACCAAAGGTGAACTGCTTCTCGTTGGGTGCATCCAGCGGCAGCTTCAGCTTGGTGCACATAAGCGCCCGAAACCCACTTCTTACTGCATTCACCCCAGCCACTTGTCGATCTCGTGGGGGCTGGAGATGATGTGGGTCTTGATCAGAAATCCCAGTCGGTCATTGCTTTCCCCGCTGTCCACCCGGTCGTAAGCGGTCAGGGTCATCACAGGCTCGATGTTCTGCTTGTACCCCTTCAGCTCGGTCTGTGCTTCTTTGCGCAGGTTGTCGTTGTTCGTGTTGCCATCGACCTGGATACACTTCTCAATGATGCCGTACTTTGCTTCTGCCGCCTCATCCCGCACCGTCTCCGAGATCGCGCTCACGGTGGTCGTCTTGAAGATCCACCATCCGCTGGTGGTCGTCTGGGTGCCGTATGCGGTCACACGGGTCACCACGTCGCTGGACATCTGCTCCACATAGCTGAAATCCAGCAGGTTCACGCCATATTCAATGGTCTGTGTCGTGGTGGCATCCGTTTCCACGAGGTAATCGATGTACACCCGCCATACCGCAGTGCCGTTGTCTGCCCGCACGATCCGTGTCCGCAGGTATCCGTCGTATTCTTCCAGCAAAAAGGTGTTCAGCAGGCTCCACTGGCTCTCGAACAGGGTTCCCTTACTGGAGGTGTCGATGGTGCGCCCGGGCTGGATGTTCACCTTCCCGATGCCAAAGGTCCCGTAAGGCCCCTGATAGTAGTCCTTCAACGCCTGCGTTGCAAGGTAGAAGATGCTGTTGGAGGGCACGCTCGACCACTGCTCCATCGGGTTGTCGGTGGTCAGGTAGTAGGTTCCGCCATTCACTTTCGGCACAAATCGCTGGAGATATCCCAGCACGCCCTCGGCATACAGCTTGTAGCTCAGGTCAAACAGCTTTTCCGTCTCGGTAACATAACCCAGCCAGATCGATTTGCCGTCCTCTTCCACCACAAGCCACGTTTTCTCGTACTTCAGGGTGGTGTACACAGGGTTCTTGTAGCTGCCGAATGCCGTGTTGATCTGATACGGAATGGTCGCTTCAAAGCTGCCGAACTCGTTTTTGGCCAGGTTCAGTACCGGGTCTTCGAGGAATCGGTTGGAAACGCTTCCCTCTATCGTGTCGCCCTGGGAATCAAAGATGCACTCCCGGGTGTCCCACTGGAACCCCAGAGCACTCGTGCCGTTAAAGGTCTCCGTCTTCTTTGAGATGGTTCCCGCATAAACTTGATATCCGATGGCTCCTCCCTCCTTTCTGCATCCATTTTGAAATTTCGTAAAGCTGACGGAGAGGTTCATAGATACGCTGGCTGGTAATACAGGTTGAGCGTTCCCGCACCCGCCATCAGGCCAGCCACCCGCACTTCGTACACGTCATATTGCAGATCGTTGTCGATCAGGCCGATGTCCACCTTTCCCGCGCTTTCGCTCAGTTGGGCCGGGATGGGCGATTCCATCACCGCCGGAAGTCCCAGCTCTTTTGCCTTTTCGTAGGGGTAGGTCTGGCTCTTTGCCAGTGTAACCCCCACAAAACCGCTACCGGTCCATTTTGCTTGCAGCAGGCTCGGTTTTTCGCTGGGCGGCATCCGGAAGGTCTTGGTCTGGAGTGCCTTGATGGGAATGTCCTTGCAGTAGGGCACGGCCAGATCGGTCTCAAACCCAAAGGTATCCCACACCCAGTCCTCCTGAATGTTGTCGTACAGGAACTTGAACGGGTAAAGGCTGTAAGCAAAGGTCACGACGCTGTGTCCGTTCTTCTGCTTGATGCCCCCGTTCACCCAGACACGCCCCAGATAAAAGAACGCCGGGTCATCCTCCAGCCGCACCCTGGTCTGTGCCGGGATCGAGTTGCTCTTCGCCAGCGCTCTGGAAAGATACTCCAGCGCTCCGGTTCCCACAGGGGTCGAAAGGTTCTGTCCCCGCCACTCGTCCGTATCCAGATAAAACTCCCAGTTTCCCTCCCGGGCCTTGAATACCGGGTAACCCGTCAGGCTCTTGGAGAGGTAGGTGGTTCCGTCTCGTCCGGGTACGTTCACGGAGAGGACTTTCTCCACCGGGGGAGCCACCACAGGCCGGGAAACCGGGATCATCTTCCAGTCATCCCAGGTGTTCTTGTCACCAATGGTGATGGAATGGTACATGGCTCCTCCTTAACTCAGCATGTCGGCAGGCGGCTGGAAGTCATAGGAGATGGTCAGCGTCACCTGTCCGTCGTTGCCGTTCTTGACGTTGCTGATCCAGCAGCGCCCTTTGTAGCTTCTCGTCTGCGCGGTGGAGAGCACGGTTCCGCCCAGTTCCATCCGCACCTCGCATTCTCTTCCCTGAATGATCCGCATCAGCCGGAAATAGGTGCTTGTCCAGTCACCTTCCCGGCTCGACCAGTCGGGGTAAAGCCGAATGCTCTGTTCGGTCTTGTCGGGGATGCCGCATCGCTCCCGCACATCGTCCATGGCGTGCCGTCCGTAGTCATCCCAGCTGGAATGCGGTACGCCGTCCGCCACATAATAAAAGTCCCAGCTCCCGGTCGAGTTCTGGAACACCCTCTTTCCCAGCGGAGCCTTTTCCGGCGTGCCGTGGTAGGAAGGAAAGTCCATCGTCTCGTATTTTTCCTCAAAGGCATTGACATGCAGGGGATTCAGGGGGACCAGGTTGAAGTCTCTCGTGCTGTATTCCCGGGAAGCCCCTGCATTGTCATATACCTTAAAAATAAGCCCCGCAAATGTGGGGATCTGTGAGGAAAGCGCCGGGTCAGTTGCGCTCCGTCCCATCATCGGTTGTTCCTCCGGTTGATCTTTCCCAGCCCCTCCACGTCGTTGATGATCTCACCCACCAGTTTCCTGCCGTTCATCTGGACCTTCATGTTGGCTACGGCCCGGGCAATGCTGTCGATGTGCTCTCCCAGTGCCTCCACGCTCGAAACGATGTCGGCGTTGGGGTTGGCCTTCTGGTCAGCCTTGTTGGCTTCTTCCTGCTGGGCCTTGGTCACCTCGGCTCTGCGCACCACGTTGGCGGCAAGGCCTGCGGTGCGCTCTGCATTCAGGGCTACCGTGCCGTTCTGGAACAGGGTGTCGTTCAGCCAGTCCACTCCATTTTGAACGTCGCTCATGTCCACTACGGGCTGGATGCTGGGTTCATACTCGAAGTCGTCGCTAGCAATGTCGCCCACTCGCTGGGCCAGATCCATCATGGTGGAAAGGGCCGTGTCACTCACGTCCTGTACGCCCTGCACCACGGAGTCGGTCTCGTCGGTGATGCCCTGCGCCAAACCAAGGCTCAGGTATTCACCAATGCCCGCCATCACACGGCTGGGGGAATGGATCCCAAAGAAGTCGCAGAATCCATTCACGATGCTGCTGCCGAAGTCGCAGATGCCGTTCCACACCGCACCCGCCGCACCGGTAATGCCCTGCCATAGGCCGGAGACCAGGTTTCCGCCCACGTCCACCAGGCCCTTGAAGCCGTTGCTGATCCAGTCCCACAGGTGCGAGAAGGCATTTCCCAGCCAGTCAAAGAACCCGCTGAAGAAATCACCGATCTTGTCCCAGTTGGCGATCAGCAGTCCGCCGCCCGCAATGGCCGCGCCAATGAGCCAGCCTTCGGGGCCAATGGAGCCAAGCACACTCACCAGAGTGCCGCCCAGTTCTCCCAGACCGCCCAGTAAGCCACCGGAGCCGGTGATCATCTCGCCGATGCTGCCAAGGCCGCCCAGTGCTTCTCCCAGCAGTCCCGTGCCGCCCGTGGCAGAGCCCAACAGGCCGCTCATGTTGCCCAGGATGCTGCCAAGGTTCTCGGTCACGCCGGTCACCTTGACCACCTGTCCCATCACCTTCAGGGTACCGCCGCCTTGCGCCAGTGCACTAAAGGCTTTGGGCAGTCCCAGCAGAGCGTTCATGCCCTTGCTCATCATCAGGCGGCCGAATTCCGTGCCCATAAAGTCCAGCACGGTGGTAATGCCGCCGGTCACTGCCCCGCCCCAGTCACCGCTCACAAGGGCGGTAATGGTGCCAAAGAGGTCGGTGATCACTTCGGTCACGCCGTCCTTGGTGGCCACGCCAAAGGCCCTGCTGAGTTTCGAGGCCATTTCCGGGGCGCTCTTCTGCACCTGTGCCCAGACGCTGTTGAAGCCCTCCTGAATGGGCCGCCAGTTCTTCGAGATGGAATAGCCCAGCTGCATCATCATCCGCTTGCCGGAGTCGTCCAGCTCAAAGGCATCCGCCAGATTTTCCGCAAAGCCCACAAAGTTGTACTGTTCGCTTTGCAGGTCTGCCAGTGCGTCCAGTGCGGTCTCGCTGTTCTTGCCAAACTTCTTCACAGCCTCGTCGTACTTCAGCTGCTTGTTCGTCACTTTCTTCAGGCTGTAGCTCATGCTGTCCAGTGCCGTACCCACGCCAATGATGGCGGTCATGGTGCCCTGGGTGGCGGCTTTCCGTGCCTGGACGCTGTCGGCTCCGTATTGTTCCACCGCAGCCTTGTACGCATCCTCCCGGCCCGCAAGGTCACCGTCTCCGTAGAGCTTGGCCAGCATGTTCTGCCGATTGGTCACCAGCTTCTCCTGCTTTTCCAGGTAGGAGACCTTGCTGTCGTAGGCATCCAGCTGGGCCTGATTCAGCTCGTTGATGAGCTTCTGCTGTTCGGTCTGCGCCTCCAGATACTGCTGGTAGGCCGCCTGGGTCTTCTGGCTTGCCTCACCGAACTCGTTTTTGATGGCGATGTAGTCCTTCTCGGTGGCCAGCAGGATCTCCGCCTGGTTCTTGATCTTCCGGTTGATGTAGTCGATCTTCTTGTTGGACTTCTCGGTCACCTCGGCGCTGTCCTCGTATAGGGCGCTCCAAAGCTCGTATTCGTCCTCCGCGGTCTTGGCATCGGTCTCGTACCGCTCCTGAATGACCTTCAGGATGCTGTCCTGCTTGCTTCTCTGAAGCTCCGCAAGGGTCTTCTGTTCGCTCAGCAGGGTCCCATAAGCGTCCTTGGTCTTGCTGTTGTTTGCGCCTACCTTGGCCAGCAGGGTGTCATACTGCTCTTTCGCAATGCCCACCCGTTTGGTCTGGAGCTCGATCTCCCTTGTCAGATTCTCGGTCTTCTTGGTGATGAGCTCTTCCACCGTGGCCGTGTCGCCGCCCGTCACTTCCCACAGCGCGTATTCGCCGGTGGCGTTGGACATCTCGGTCTTGTTGGCCTTCAGCTTGTCGGAGAATGCACTTGCCAGCGTGTCTGCCAGTGACTTGCCGGCCTTGGAGGCTTTGGACTTGGTGGTGCCTCCGCCCGCTCCGTCCAGTGCATCATCCACGGCATTCTGGTAGTAGTCGGTCAGCGCGCCAAAGGGGTTCATCTTGCCCCATGTGCTGTCCACAGCATTCTTGATCTCCTCCACGGTAGAGGGGGTCTTGTTGCCGGGCTTCTTGATGCCGCTGTTGGAGGGGATCGGTACAGTATCCTGCGCCGCCTGCTTTGCTGCATTCTGTGCGCCCTTCAGTCCATGTTGATAAATGGGGTTGCCCAGATGGAGCGAATCCATCTTCATGGCGTTGTACAGCCCAACCATGCTGTTCTGTACGGCAATGGTCGCCTCATCCAGAGCAGTGGTCATACCGTCTTTTACTGCAAGGGCCGCATTGTAAGCGCTGTTCCGCAGCTCGTCCTGTTTCGTCTTGTCGCCAATGCCCAGGATCGCACCCTCAAGGATGTTCTCCGCGTCGCTGGCTGCAACGTCACTGGGCGAATGGATGCCCCAGAAGGTGGTGAAGACGTTCCGAATGGAGGTCGCCGCGTGCAGCATGTTGGCCTTGGCCTGCGCCAGCGCACTGGGGTCTGCAATGCCCTGTGCCAATCCCAACGTGACATATTGGCCGATCTGCGCCATGACCTTGGACGGAGAATGGGTGTCGAAGGCCGTTTTGCTGGTATCGATTACAGCGTTTGCAACCTCTTCGGAAGCGTCCGTCGCGTCTTTCTTGCCTTCGAGCTGGCCTTTTGCCACGCCTTCGCTTGCATTTTTACCAACGCCTGCAAATGTCTGGTAAATACCGGCTGCAAACGAATCGCCGTTTTTCAGTTCATCCAGAATATCGGCAAAGGGCTGCCAGAAACTTTTCTGAACGATTTGTGCATTTGTGGAAATTTTGTCGCTCGTTCCGCCCCAATTGGCAGGATCAAACGGGTTATGCTCAGCACACCAGCCCTTGAATTTACTCCACAGGTCATCCAATGCGGGCTCGATCATCTCCCAGAGATTCGCCAACAGTTTCACAATGGCAACGACTGCCGCTGTACCAAGAGCGGTAAGTGCAAGAGCGATCGGTTCCGCACACTCGATGATCGTATTGCAGAGCACCTTTACCACTGCGATCAATGCTTCCTGAATGTTCGGTGCAGCGTTGATGATGGCGGTGCAGATGGGACCTGCAAACATGGAAAGCACGCCGATGACGGCCATCGCGCCCGTCAGCTTCAGTGCGCCGGATGCAAACTTGTCAAATGCCGTTCCCAGCACGGTCAATCCGGCCGAGAGCATCGGGAACACGCTGTTCAGCGCACCGGCACCCAGCAGAATAGCGATCATTCCGCTCAGCGCAACACCTGCGGAGAGCAGGGATTCCCACTTGACAAAGTTGAAAATAGCGCAGGCCGCAGCCAGTTTGATCATGCCGCCGGAAAGGGTGTTGATGACCCAGGCAGCCTGTAAGCCTTCGCCGGACATTCTCGCCAGCAGGGCCACCGCCGCCATCATCTCACCAAGCCCGATCGCTACTTTTGCAAAGCTTACCCACGCATCATTGCCCAGCGCAGCATAAATCGCCACGGCTCCTGCCAGTACCAGCATTGCGCTGGAAATGGTAAGGATCGAAGCCGCACCGTCTGCTCCGGCCAGTCGGGATGCCGCCGTGATCGCTGCAATTGCTACACCAACTTCAGTCAGCCCGATCACCGCCGCATCCCCCATCATGGCAAACAGCCTCACGGCTCCTGCCAGTACAACGAGGGAAGTAGACATCACCAGGATGGCCGCGCCGGAGCCGAACTTCGTCTTGGCCGAAAAGGCCGACATGGTGGTCATCAGGAGCATCAGGGTCTTGATGCTGGTCATGGCCGCATCCAGCCGGACAAGCTGAATATTCGCCAGACTGCTCACCGCCTGTGCTGCAATCCAGATGCCGCCTGCCATGGCTGCGATCGCGGCTCCATTTTGAAATCCGGTCGTGCCGACCACCTTGTTCACCACAGCCAGAGCCGTGGCCATGGTGGTCAGCAGTCCACCCAGCGAAACCACCGCCATACCGGCTTTTACCAGGCTGGTGAACTTGATCTCGCTCAGGGGCTTCAGGGCGGTGGAGAGCACCTTGATGGTACCGCTCAGCGCCACCAACTCTACCGCCGTCGAAAGGATCACTTTGTGGTTCATGGCCTTCTCGCCTACCACAAGCGCCAGAGAGAGCTGACGCATCGCCAGCATCATGGCAACAATGGACACGGTCACAACGGCCAGCGCTGCGGCATTTGCTGCAATATCGCCCTTCTGCAGGACCTCCATGACCCGGGAAAGTCCCTTGGTAATGGAGCCAATGGCAATGCCCAGCCCGATCAGCGCCGCAGCAGTGCCCCACAGGGTCGCCGCGTTCAGGGCGCTGGCTTTCAGGTTGTCAAATGCTTTCGTGAACCGCTTGGTAGTAGGCTCCAGCAGCTTTGCCGAGACCGTCAGCAGGGTCACGAAGCCAAAGACCGTAATGGCAATCTCCGTGAACCTGTCGGGGTTGATCCGGCTCATCACGTACATGGCACCGGCCAGGATCAGGATCGCGGTGGCCATGCCGGTCAGGGTCTTGGTGCTCTCGTTCTTCTGCCAGGTCTTGATCGCGCTGGTCAGCTGCTTAAAGGTGCCGGAGATGGAGTTGAGCATTCCGGTCAGCGGGGTCTCCAGCATTGTTTTCAGGCTCTTGGTGGCTTTTGCCATCTGCCCGATGCTGAACGCCAGCAGTCCCACGCCGATCAGGCTCATAAACCGGTAAACGTCCGTCCCGCTGATGGCATCAAAGCCCTCTTTCACAGCGGTAAAGAACTGTTTCACCGGGGCAAAGGCATCCCCCACCGAGCCGTTGATCTTGTTCATGCTGCGCTGGAAGCTGGAAGCAAACTCACTCATGGATTTGCTCAGGTTCTTCGGCATGTCGATGAGATTCTGCTGGAAGTCCTCCAGGTTCGGCTTTGTCAGCCCCAGTACCTGCACCGCGTTCTCACCAAGGCCGCCCAGTTTGGAGAGCAGGGTCGAGATCGCCATGCCAAGCGCACCCAGGATGCCAATGCCTCCGCTTGCTGCGGTCCGGATCACGGCGCTCAGTCCGTCAAAGGCCCGCCTGCCCACGGAGTACAAGGTGCCCAGTAAGCCGGTGCTCTCCTCGCCCTTTTTCAGGAAGGTGTCGATGTACTGCGCGATCTTCGTGCTTTTCAGCATGCTGCCCAGTGCATCCACGGGGCTCAGGAGCTTCGTCAGTGCCGTCTTGATGCCGCCCAGCTTCTCCCGCAGGGTGCCGCTTCCGGTGGCAACTTTATAGATCGTCTCAAGGAAATCCCCCAGCCCGGCTCCCACGCTCAGCATCACCTGTGCCACAGGCTTCGCAGCGTTCGCCAGCAGCGAAAATGCTTCCTTTGCCACCGCGCCGATCTTGCTCAGGATCGTGGTAACGCCTTTCAGCACCGTGAACAGGCCCTTGAAGGTCTTCTTGATCTTCTCTGCGGTCTGGTCGGTGATGATGAGCTTCTGGGTCATCAGGTCGAGCCGTTCGGCAAAGCTGTAAATGCGCTCCCCGTCTGCGGGCGGGAAGATCTCACTGAACGCCTCCTTCACAGGGGCCACCACTTTGCCAATGGCATCCATGATGTTCCAGAAGCTCTGCACCAGATGCTCTCTGCCGGAAAGCTCGCCGATCTTCTGGGCGTACTCGTCCAGGTCCAGGGTTCCATTTTGAATCTCGGCGTTCAGCTTCGCAAAGGCTTCTGCATCCCGCTGGATGGTCTCCCGGTCATAGTGCTTTGCGGCCATCTCCTTGTCGCTCAGGGTCAGCAGCTTTTCGGCACTGGTCTGTGCTTCGTCAAGGCTTGCTTTCAGCAGCTGGGCACTTACGCCGTTCTGCTGCAATGCCTTGGTAAAACTGCCCGCTTTGGTGATCTGTTCCTCGGTCACAGCGCCGCTGGCCAGTGCTACCTGCTGGAGGGTGTAGCTGTAGGCATCTGCCTGATCCCCCAGCCTGCCTTGCAGCTGTGCCCATCCGCTGTTCAGTCCGTCCTTCAGCCGTTCATTCAGCCCGTCGATGGACGGCACAAAAATGTCATACAACCGATCCGAAAGATCTGTCCAGGTCTCGGTGGCTTCTTCCTTGTTGCCAAAGAAGGTCTCGAAGACAGCCATCCATTTTGAGCTGACCGCGTCCTTGGTGGAATCAATGGCCTGCCCAAAGCTGGTTGCCTGCTGGGCCGCCAGTGCCGCACGCTCTGCCAGCTCACCGTATTGACCGCTCAGCTTCTCAAGGGCCTCGGAGCTGGTCATGCCCTTATTCTTCTGGGTCATCTCATAGGCCGCTTCCATCATGGAGGCGTACTTCTCAAAGGTCTTTTCCATGACCTTCGTGTTGGCCCACTTTTTGGAAAGGGAGCTCTCAAAGGTGCCAATGGTCACCTCACCCTTTTTCAGGGTGCCCAGCTCCACCGCTGTGTCAATGAGCTCCTGCTTCAGGGCCTTGGTGGCCGTACCCATCAGGTTCAGGCTCTTCCAGTCCTGAAGCTGCAAATGTCCGGCGCTGTAGCTCTGGGTCAGGTTCCGGATGGTGCTCTGGAACGCAAAGCCCGTCTTGCCCGCGTCTGCGGTGGCGTTGGCAATGCCCATGATCATGGGGATCATCTTGTCGATGTTGCCGCCCGCAGCCGTCATCTGGGAAAGGGCGCTGGTCATCTCGCTGAAGCTGTAACTGGTCTCGTCGGAGTACCACATCAGCTTGTTCAGGTAACCGTTCACCTGATCGATGCTCTTGCCCGTGGCGTTCATGATTGTCTGAACGTTGGAGGTCTTTTCGGTGTACTTGTCCCAGCCGCTGGCCACCTGATCGATGGACAGGCTCTTGACCAGCTTCTCTCCCGCGTCCACAAATTTGTTGGTGATGTTCACCAGCGCCGTGGTGGCCACGATGTTCAGGCTCGAGAACTTGGATTCCAGCCGGTCAAGGCTCGTCTGCATGGTGGCAAAGTCCACGTTCTCCGCGGCTGCGTCCAGCTTCTCAAAGCCCTTTTCCGCTCCCTTGAACTGGAGCTTCTCCATCAGCCGGTCAATGGTCGAGATGGTCTGCTTGGTATTTTTCTCAAAATTTGCGTTGTCAAACCGCATTTCAACAACGCGGCTGTCTACTTCCTGGCTCATTCTGTCCTCACCTCGCCCCATGCCCGTGCTGCGATCCGCTCAAAAATGGGCCGCATCGCAGGGTTGATATAATCCACGCCCTCTACGTATCCTCCGTTTCGTGTGCCGTGTCCGTATTGCAGGATCACCGCAATGGGCACACCGTCCACGATGTTGGAGTTTCTCCATGTAATGGTGATGCTCTCTTTTCCCTTGGTCACCGTGTAGCTCCAGCTTGCCGCCGTCTTTCCCGTGTCCTTCAGGGTCGCCTTCGCAAGGGCCTCCACGCCCTCCTGTCCGTATCGGTCCAGCAGCTCATCCAGGTTCAGGTTCGAGCATCGCTTCAAAAATTTCCGGCTCTTCTTCCAGTCGCCCTTCTGGCGAAAGACAATTACTTTTGGCACTGCATTTCTCCCCTTGGCTGCAAGACCACCATTTTGAAATTTCGCAATAGCGCTAATCGTCCAGTGCAAAGTTCACGCCATGCCAAGGGCTCCCCTACTAGGGGAGCTGGCGAGCGGTAGCGAGACTGAGAGGTTTAATCCGTCCCTTACCCTCTCGTCTTCAGCCGGGCCTTTCTCTGCTCGTTCAGCATCCGCTGCTGGGCCATCCGGTCGCCCTTGCTCATCTTCTTCGCCGGTGCCTGGCTCTCCTGGCATACCCGGATCAGAGTCAACAATCGGTTCAAATGCCACTTCTCGCACTCTTTCGGAATGCCAAAGCTGAACATCTGGCAGTACAGCACCTCGGCCGTGGTCTCGGTCCCGCTTTTCCGGGGCGGTCGTTTTGGCCGTGGCTTTCCTGCGGTCTTTCGTTCGTTGGGTCTCGGCTCCCCGCTGAACCATGTTGCGGTCATGGGAGCTTCCATATATTCGTTAATGGAACGGTACTGTTCCCGGGTCAGTCTGGCGTACACTTCGGGGTCTACCCCCTTGGTCACCGTCATGCAGCGGATGTAGTCCAGCCACTGCTCCACGGTCAGCTTGTCCAGATTGCTCAGGAACGGGATGTTCCAGTTGCTTTCCCAATGAGCCAGGGAGAGCAGTGAATGTTCCAGCTTCAGGACCACGGCAGGCGTGTAGACAAATTCCTCTGTCTTTTCGTTCCACCGCTGTTGTCCCGGTATCGTAAGCGTCATCATTTGCTTTCTCTCCCTGGTGTGTGTTCATTGAGGTGCCCTTCTCAGAGCACGCTCCATTTTGAATGTTCTTCCAAGCAGAGCTCGCCTCTTTGGGGAGCTCCGCGACGCGCCGCCCTTTGGCGGACGGAGCGGTAAGAGGGCATGTTACTGCTCCTCAGTGCCCTTCACGGGGGCTTCCAGCACCTTCAGGCCGGGCTGTGCGTTCACAGGGGCGGCCTTCTTGGTCTCCTCCTTCATGTCCTCCGGCAGGATGCCCTCAAAGAATGCGGCCGCGGCCTCGCCGTTGGAGGCCAGCTTGTAGTACAGGTCGCTGTAAGCCTGGGTGGACATAAAGTCCGCCAGCACCGCATCGTTCTTGATGAACTTCCGGCCGTCAGGGCTCAGCACACCGTAGCTCTTGCAGATGATCTGCTTGAACAGCTTGGCAAGCTCCAGCTGGCTCTGGGCGGCAGTGATGCGGTTGATCATCTGCACAAGGCCGCCCTCGGTGGTCAGCTCCATCTCCATGATCTCGGCACGGGTCAGATTGAAGTAGTAGTCTTCCGTCCGCTCAGTACCGCCAAAGTCCACGGTGGTCATCGTCTTTTTCAGCATTTTTCTTCTCCTTTATTTCATTGATTCTCGGCTCCCCTACCAGGGGTCTGCTCACAAAACTTGCCCGTACTGCCAAGGGCTCCCCTACTAGGGGAGCTGTCAGCGAAGCTGACTGAGAGGTTTAATCCGTTCTCCTTGGCGAGACCGAAGCGGTGAGAGGTTTACGCCTGGCCCTCGCTGTCGGTGATCAGCTTGATCAGCTCGTCGGGGGAAGGCAGGGTCGCCTCAGCAGTCTCGGTGCCCCAGAGCTTGTCCTGAATGGCCTTCACGGTGGCAGGCTTCAGCTTGGAGCAGTCGATCTCCATGTGGCTGGTGGGGCGGTGGCCGGTCACGTTCACGGGGGAGGTGGTGCACTCCCAGCTGAAGGTGATGGCATCGGGGTTGTCGTTGATGGTGGCGTAGCTCTTCTCGCTGGGAGAAGCGGTGCTGTTCCACGCAATGTGGATCTTCTGGCCCACCTCGTCGTCAACGTCGTTGCCCACGGTGGTCACCCAGCTGAAACCAAAGCCCTGACGCTTCTGCTGGCCGATGGAAACACCCGTTGCAACCTGTGCGGAACCGTCGCAGGGCTCCCACTCGGTGGGGTAGGTGTAGGCTTCGATGGTGTAGCCGTACTCCTCGGCAGAGCGCAGAGAAGCATACTTGATGTCGTCAGCGTAGAGCTTGGTCTCCTCAGCGCCGGAGGGGCTCTCGGTCACGGCGGTCAGGCCATTCCAGGCCACGCCCTTGTCGTAAGTGCCGGTGTTGTTCATGGGATACAGGACACCCAGCTTGGTGCCCATCTCGTAAAACTTTTCGCCGACCGCGTCCCAAATTAATCTGGACATATAGTTCCTCCTTAGATGTAGATCGTAAAAACGGTGTGGTATAATCCGTCCGAAACAAAAGAGCGGTCGTAGGTGCATTTCGGCAACACACTTACGGCCGCTTTGATCTTGCTGTCAGGGTCTTTGTCCATCACGGTCACCGTGTAGAACGGATGCTGGATGTACACCCTGTTGTTTGCATGGTTGTTCCGGATCCTGGTTTCGCTGTACACGATGCAGGGATATTGGAGCTGGAATCCCGCTTTCGGCTGAAAATAGAGGTGGATCGACTTCCCGTTCTCCTTCAGCACTTCGCGCAGGAGCGTGTCAACCTTCAGCCGTGCTTCCATTCCAGAGCCCTCCCAAAGTCAGGATCAGGCGCGGGTATTGTACCTTCACGCCGGCCACCTGCCATTTCTGTCCCATGAACACCGCATACCGGAGATCGTAGAGATGGTCGTTTGCAAATGGGTCCGCCAGAACGCTCAACTGGTTTCCAACCGTGATGTCGGGGTTCACCTTGTCCCCCATCTGCATCTGCCGTCCAAACTCCAGCACGTCCCCGTAATAGGTGCGTTCCGTCATCTTCTCGGTAAATACGCTGGGGGCGGTCTCCTCCACCTCATCTGCAAATCCCAGCTTCCCGCAGTATCTCATCTCTTCTCACTCCATTTTGATTTGTTATGGCTAACCTTGAAACCTGAAAAGATCAGGCCTCGTCCGCAGCCATGGTGCAGGTGGTGGCGGTGGTGCCGTCGGTCACAACCACACCGGCTGCCATCAGGGCCACAGGCAGGTAGGTCTTGTCGGCAGCCATCACGATCAGACGGCCAAGCTTAAAGGCCTCCTCCACGTCAGCCTTCTTGGCCTGAACCTTGTGGTCCTCATCCTCGTACAGCTTCTTGTCGGTGTGCAGGTAGGCAACGTAGTTTGCCACGTGCAGGTCATAACCAGTTTCGTAGATGGTGTTCAGCATATTCATATCCTTTCTCTTTAAGCAGCCCACTCAACAGCCATGGCGCTGAACGGGGTGGTCAGAGCGCCGGAGCAGCGGGTCTCGATCAGGTACTTCTGGGCGTTAAAGTCGATGTCGAAGTCGTCGAACATGGAAACAGCGCCGCCCTTGTCTGCGCCCACGGTGTAGTCGGCCAGGTTCACGATCAGACAAACCAGGTCACCGCCCTTGGCACCCTTGTGGCCCTCCATCTCGGGGATGGTCACAATGTTCTTCACACGCAGCTTGCGGGCCAGAGCAGCCTCGTCAGCATACAGCGGGTGGCCGATGCCGTCCTCCAGCAGGAGCATCTCGGTCAGAGCGTCCTCGGTGGTGAACAGGGTGGGGGTGCCGGAGCCGCGGTACTCCTTGCGGCTGCGCAGGATCTGCTTGATCAGGGCCTTGTACTTGTCCTCCACGGTGGTCAGGCCGGTGGTCTTGCACTGGACCTTGATGGTAAACAGGTCGCTGTCGTTGAACACAGGACGGATGCAGTTCTCATCGATCTTGTCCTCAGAAGCAGCCAGACGGCCGTCGCCCAGCAGGTAAGCCAGAGCCAGCTCACGGTTCAGCTTCAGGCGCATCTCCTGCTTCAGCCATGCCACAACGTCAAAGCTGGTAATGTCGATCACGTCGTCGCGGTCCAGCTTCTGCTTCTTGTACACGGTGGTGGGGCTGGTAGAGCGGCGCAGCAGGCCAAAGACCTCTTCCTTCTTGAAGTTGCCCTTGATGTAACCCTTTGCGCGGGCATCCTCCTCGGTCAGGTCGGCAAACATGCTCTTGAACCGGCTGAAGGGAATGTGGTGCACAGCGCCCATGACCACGCTCACCCAGTCGTCGGGCTTGTCGATGATGCGGGGCGTGGTGTCCAGCAGGTGATCCTCAGGGAACAGCCAGTCGATGTTATCGATGCTGTGGGCCAGCTCGTCACTGTCCATGCCGGCATCCTCAAAGGCAGCCTTCATGGTGCCGTGGCTCTTTGCGGTCTTGACCACGTTGTTGATCTCTTCGATGCTGTGCTTCAGCACGGTTGCGTTGGTATCCTTGTCGAAAACATTCTGCTTCACGGTATCGTCCTCCTCACCGTCATCGTTGTCGCCGCCTTCCTGCTCTTCCAGGGCCAGGCCCACCAGAGCGTGGCAGCACTCTTTCTGCTCGTCGGTCATGCTGTTGTAGACCTGTTCGAGCGTCTTGCCTTCGTTCTTTTCGTCCGCCATTTTGGCTTCCTCCTGTGTTGCTTCATCGTCGGTCGCGGCATCGCCGCTGTCCGCACTGTGTGTAAGGTCTTCCAGCGGGTTGCCCTCGGGGTCCATGCCGTGGGTCAGGCTCAGGCCGTCCTCGTTGTAGATAAAGGCCTCGCCGCCCTCGTAGTCCTCATCGGCGCTGTGCTTTACCACCTCGTCGATCAGGGCACCCGGGTTGCATCCGGCCAGCACCAGGCTCACTTCCCGGATAAAGCCGTGCTTCACGGTGCTGCCCACCTTCTTCAGGCCGTTGGCAAAAATGGAAAAGGCGCTCAGATCGCCGCTTTCCACGCACTGTCTTGCGGTCTTGCCGGTGTCGGTGTCGTTGAATTTGGCATAGCAGTACACGCCACCGGGCCGGTTCTCCAGCAGGCAGTGGCCGATCACGTTGTCCACGTTGGCGTGGTCGTGGTTGTACACCATGGGCACAACCTTGCCGCTGCACTCCTTAAAGGCATCCTGCGCGATCACCAGCCCGTCATAGCACCGGACGTTCGCTTTCGTCGCCCAGCCGCTGCAATCGTAGTCAAAATTAACCATTTTGATTTGCAATACTCCTCTCTACGGCATCCCGCCCTGCCGTGATCGTTTTGTTCTGCGCCGCAATTTCCTCACTGCTCTGGCTGATGTTTGCATTCCGCAGTTCATCTGCCTTGGGGTCCTTGCTGGGTTTCATGCCAATGGCCTGCCGGAACTCGTTGGAGGTCATGATCTCGTTGCGGGTAAACTTGTCGGCCATTTCGGCAACGGCGGAAACAGGGGTCAGCTTGAACGGGTCACGGAAGTACATCACGGATTCCCGGTTCGCCCGGTCGTCCTCAGTCAGGAACTTCCGCCGGATCTCGTCCACGGCAGCCGCCACAATGGGTTCGATGGTGCGGTTCTCGTAGTTGGTCATCACAGCATCGGAAGCAGTACCGTTCATGATCTCCGGGGTGATACCCAACTGGCTGTATGCCATGTTGGTCAGGTATTCCACGGTCTTCAGAAGGTTGTTTTCGAGGCTGCGGTTCAGCTGCGTGATATGCTCCGTGCCATCGGTGTAGGCAATGCCGTATTTGGAACCGGCGAGCTGCTGTTCGATCTGTGCCCGGCGCTCTTCAGCCTGTTTCTTCCGGATCTCGCCCTTCACAACGTAGGGCAGCTGGATGATCAGGTCGAGCTTGCCGCTGCCCACCTGCTCGTCGATCACGTCCATCAGGTTCAGCTTCCGGATCAGGCGCTGCACCGTGCCGTTGGGCTCGTTCATCACGGCATAGAACGGGTTCTCCACCAGGGCAACCTGTGCCTTCGGCAGGGTGATCTCCTCTTTCCGTCCGGTCCGGTCGTTGTACACTTCCAGCCGCACGTCGTCCGGGTACCATTCCAGCACCCTTCCCACCCGCATGGATTCGATCCGGGTCTTACCGGTCTTCCCGTCGTAGTCCACGTCAATTGGCACCAGCGCAATGCATCCCTCGTCCAACATGGAAAGGAACATGTCATATCGCAGTGCCCGGCCCGTCTGGTCCTTGTTGCCGGAAAGGTTCAGGCAAGCATTAAGGCCCGAATCAACGGTTTCGTCGTAGCGTCCGTTTTCATCGAGCCTTACATGATTGATGGTAATTGCCGCAGCGTCCATTGCAATGCGGGTGTTGATGGCCGTCATGATCGTCCGGTCATTGCTTCGGTTCAGCCTTATCCGGTCGGGCCGGTAGCTGTATCCTTCGCCGCTTCTTCCGGGGGGATCCCGATTCAAAAACGCATTCCAGGCGTGTCTCAGTCTGGAGCCAAAGGTTTGTGATGCCATTTTGATTTCCTCCAGACCTTAACTGTCTTTCTTGTCGTCGTCTTTCTTGTCATCGTCTTTCTTCTGCTGGTTTCCGCCAGCGCTTCCGCTCACAATGGCGTTCGCCAGATCAGGGTTCTTGAGTTCCTTCGTGATGAACTGTTTTGCTGCGTAGCTCATAGCACCGGAAGCGGCCTTGGTCAAAAACTGCTGGGAAGCGTTCGTCATTACGGTCTTCACAAAGCTCCGCCCGCTGTATACGTCCTTCCGCAGCTGCTTCACATCCTTTTGGAGCTGGAGCCGCTCTTTCTCAGCTTTCAGTTCCTTGTTGGGATCGTCCGCCCGGATGTTGGTCTGCCCCTGAAGATCCCGGTACTGCTTTTCCATTTGCAGCCGGTTGATCCGTGCCCGAAGCTCCTCGTCGGAGTAATCCTCCGCATTTTTCCCGGTTCGCTTGGGCGCATACTCTGTCTTGGGCTTCTGCGCATCCTCACCGGCATTCCCGTCCCCGGCATAGTGTTTCCTGCCTGCGGCCGTCAGGGTACCATCCTTGTTCTGGTACCGCCGCACGCCCCACTTCATGCCCTTGATGCCCCAGTGGTATAGCTCGTCCTTGTATACCTGCATGTTTATCTCATCACCTCACTTTTTCCCGGCAATGTACTTTTTAACGCTCTTTCCATCCATGTCCTTCAGCATCGTGATTTTAGGATTATCACCGAACAGGCTCGATATGAAGCTCTTACCTTTTTTTTTTCCGGAAACGTACTTCTTGGTACTCTTTCCGTCCATATCGCTCAGCATCGTGATTTTAGTGTTGTGAGTAACCAGCCCAGACACAAACTTCTTGCCTTTTTTGACAGCGGTCTGGATGCGCTGCTTCGCTTTCCGCAGATTCGGATGGTCTTTCACGGTTTTGGCTTCGCTCGTGGCAGTGGCTCCGGTCGGAGTTCTTTTTTCGTTAGAAAGATAGTGAGTGGTATAGACACCAAGTCCTTTTGCACGCTGAATATCTTTGTTAGCAGTGCCGCCATCCACCATCGATGTTCCTTTTCCGGTTACAAAGTACGTCGTGTTCTTTTTGCCCTCGAATTTAGGCGAATACCGGTTGTTTTTCTGCCGAGTCATGTACGCGCCATATTCTCGCGCATCGTAGAAATAACGATACTGGGTAAATCCCAATTTGTTCCGTCCAACAGCAACACGGGCATAGTATTTGTGCCCCTTTCGCTCTTTTCCCAGCTCGCCATGCGCCAGATAGTTCCAATAATCGTTCATTTTTGCTCACCTCATTCTTTCAACAGTGCGTTGGCAACAGTTTCGTTGCCCTCTTTACTTTTTCGTTATAAGCACAGCCGTTCATAAATCCTCCTATTATAACTTTCGACAGATTTTCCATGTTTCTTATTGCCTTTTTTCGCACTTATGCTATACTCAAGGCATAGAAGCAAAAGGAGCTACCGCCCATGTTTACTTGTCATTGCCCGAACTGCGGTAAGGAATTGGCCGTCCCGCGATGGCTGCCACGCACGGTCACCTGCGAGAACTGTCATACAAAAAGTATCGTGCCCTACGATCAGGATCCTGACTTCAACAAGTACAATGCCATTGCGAAGAGTAAAGTAAAACTGAATGATTTCAGAACAGCCCATCCCGGATTCACTAAGGGAATTGGAATCGCAGGTATCGTTGCCCTTGCCGCAGGAACATTTTATTTGAACCTAAAGGATGACAATGCTGCCCTTCCGCAACTCACGGAATCCACGAACGAATTGCCTGAAGACCAGAATCACTCGCTGTCCATAGATGCAGATGCGGAACAGGATAATTCCATATCTGCAAAGGTTTTTTCCGAACCAGAAGAATCAGAGCCTGATCACCGGAAATATGCGCCTCGTAATCCGGACGACTATGAAACCATCATACATTCGCTTGGCATGATTATGGTTCATCTCCATGAAGGTTGTCATCCGTCTCAAGAGAAGATTGACGAGTTCAAAGAGCAGACCGGAGAAGACCTTCCTCCGGATATGACATTCCGAGATCCGCATGATCAGCCATATCAAGTAAAGAAGACCTGAAAGGAGTATCTCTATGGAAAACTACTGCATCAACTGTGGCCGTGATCTTCGCAATGCGCCTTACACAGCGCCATGGGAAGATGGCGATAACGAGGAAGGCTATTGGACCTGTCCCTCCTGTCACACCCAAAATATTGACTGGGCTTCCGCAGATGACGATGACTGACCCTCTATTTGGATTTCCCGCGCAAAAAAACAAAAACCGCCAGCGTACTGCGTTTTCGTTCCGTAATACGCTGGCGGTTCCGTTTTATTCAAACGCATCCCGGTTCTGTTTCCACGCCACGTAAGCGTCCATCATAGCAGCCACGGCATCGATCTTCTGATCCTGCCGCTGTTTGTAGAGCTTCCGGTTGCCGTTGGTGTCCACCAGCGTAATGCAGTTGCCCATGGCAAATTGCATCAGCTGTTCGTCAAACAGCAGCTTCCGCTGTTCGCTCAGCTTTTTCAGCTCACCCAGCGGCACGCTTTCGGTCTTTGCGCCCTGGATCACTTTCACAACGCCAAAGGTGCTGTTTTCATCGCCCCAGCGCTTCACGAACTCCTGTGCGTTGTAGGGGTCGTAGCCAAACGCCCGCACGTCGTACTCGTTCTCCATGATAAAGTTGTCCAGGTCATCGTACACCTGCATCATGTCCAGAACCGTGCCATCAAACACGAACAGGGTCCCTTCCCGCATGAACTCCTCATACTGCTGCCGTCTCGAAGCCGGAAGCTGGCTGAGGGTGTAGGATGTGATGTAGTCCCGCGTCTTGACTCCAAAATATCCGTTGGATAGTGGAAACAGGAAGGTAAAGGCACAGAAGTCGTCGCCCATGGAAAGGTCCGCGCCCATGGCACAGGGCATCTGCCAGAAGCTTCTCTTCCTGTGGCACAGGGTCTCCTCGTAGGGGAAGAAATAGGTGTAGCCCTCCATGGGCAGGTTGAAGCGCTTAGCCAGAATATCGTTCCGGGCGCTGGGGGATTTCTCTGCACGCTCCACGTCCAACTGGTAGGTCTCGTAGCTCACGGTCTTGCCCAGGTTCGGGTTGGCCTTCAGCCACATCTCCGGCTGGCCCACTTCCTCAATGGAGTCCAGCTTGTAGTACCAGATGGACACATGGGGGTTGACGTACTCCCCTTTCAGGATGCTCATCAACTCCATTTTGATGTCGTCGCCGCAGCCGTTGCGCACCGTGCCCTCGGAGGAAGCCGCCACGATGAGATAGTTCTCGTTCTTGGCCGCGCCCTGTTCAATGGCACCAATGGGGTCTTCCCGAATGTCGCAGGAGAGCCACTCGTCCACCGTCGCCACAGTGTCGCGCCGTCCTTGCAGCTTCTCAATGGTCATCGGGCGCACTTCCAGCAGGCTGTTGGTCAAAAAGTTCTCGATGCCCTTCTTGGTGGAAGCCATCTTCACCCGGTCTGCCTTGGAGCCGGTGGTATTTTGCAGGCTGCCCTCGGTCATAAACTGGAACACCGGCCCCTTTGCCCGCGCCAATGCGGTGCGGAAGGGTGCCAGCACCTCCTCGGCCTGTTTCATGGTCGGGGCGGTGGTCAGCTGCTGGGTCGTGGTGGTGTACGCCGTCAGAAAGTACGCCTGCAAAAACTCCAGATACATGGTCTTCGCGGCCGATCGGGTAATGATGAGGTATTGCTTTGTCACCAGCCGCTTTTTCAGCCGCCGGGTCTCGTAGTGTCCGCCGCCTCCGCGCTCGTTCGGCACAAAGACGCTTCGTTCTACAAAGTAGTACCATCCAAAGATCTCTTCCGCCCATAACTTGAAACTGTCCAGCAGCTTCACGTCGGTGCCGTCGGTCAGGGTCAGTTCATCCTCGCAAAAGGAGATAAAGCCGTTCACTGCTTTGTCGTCATAGTAGATGCCCGGGTTGGCGATCAGGTCGTCGATCCGCTCCATCTCCATGGCAATTTCCCGGCATACGGGTATTTCGCCACGCATCACGGCCTCCCGAAAACGGCCGTAGTAGATCGGCGTGGCCGTGTTCGATAATGCCATTTTGGTTCCTCGTCTTACTCCGTTTCACTCGTTCAGGCTTTGGGCCGGTAAAAAGGCTTGTCCAGGGTGTAAAAACATCGGATATCATCCGGGCATTCGTCGGTTCCCTGTCGGGTGCATCCGTTGCAGATATCCTGCGTTACCCGCCCAAACCAGTCCTTTTTCTCTGGTGTTTCCATCCAGTGCTCCACCCATCGCGCTGCTACTGTCCGTCCCATGTGTTGTCATGCTCCACGTTCAGCCGCCATTCCATCTCGGAGGCGGTATTCTTCAGTGCTTCCATGGTTGTGCTGCTCTGGGGCGGGTCAAAGCCCAGCAGCCGTACCTTCACGGCCACGTAAGCCTTCACCGCTTCCACCTTCACCGGGTCAGCAACGAACTCCGTCCATTCGTTTTCTTTCCCGGAAATGGCGTACCCCTCACTGGGCCCCACGCCCATCTGCACCAGTGCAAACAGCGCCATGTTGATGTACATGATGATGTCCGCATCAAAGTCGGTGCACTCCTCGGCAATGCCCAGCAGCTTCTTTACGCTTGTAAGGATGCTGTCCATACTGCGCCTCCGTCAATGTGCGGTGTTTCCGTCCGCAATGCACTGGTTCTCCCACTTCTTGTACACGTCGAGGTAGGTCTCCTTCTTGTCGCCGTTGTGGGTGATCTCATAGTACATGCCATCGGATACGGTGGTGCTTACAAGCGCCTTCCAGTTCTGCAAGGTCTTCGAGAACCATACGATGAACACATCCTCCATCGTCAACTTCTTGCCGTCGGTCGCGTCCACATGACTGTTGAAGTAGTCCACCACCAGCTGCTTTGCGCGGGTCATAAAATCTCTCTGTTCCATTTTTATTCCTCCTCGGCATCGCTGTAGCCACCCATAATGTAGCTCATCATGGCATAATACCAGTCCTTCTGAGCCCTCGCCAGAAGTTCCAGTTCGGCCAGATGGTGGGGCGCGCCGTCCTTCCCCATGGCCGCTTCTTTCTGTGCACTCTCCTCGACCAGCTTGGCCAGCCTCCCCGCATCTATCGCCACTTGACCAGGTTTCAGCAAAACGAGATCTCCCTCAGCACTCGGAGCAGCGTTTTGTGCGGTCACAGCATGATTCTCATCCCTCCGCGGGACAATCTTCATCCCATCAAGCGTAATATCCCCGGCCCGTGTTGCCCGCACCTGCTGCCCATCCACGTTCGTGGCCAAAGCATCGTCAAAGTCAAAGCCCCTGTTCCGCGGTACAGCCGTATAGCTCTGCTGGAGCCCGGCCTCCGCAATGCCCACGTTCGCCCAGAGCAGTGCCTCGTCCAGCTTGGTCAGCGCCAGGCTTCTCGCGCGGCTCGGTGCAAGGTGCTGGAGCATCGCCTCTGCCTCTTCCAGCTTCCGCCGCAGCCCCATGGCGTAGTCCTGCTCTCGCCGGTTAAATGCTTTTTTCTGGTACATACTCATTTCCTCCACTGGATATCAGACTTTCTTCTTTACATACAACACATGGATTGATATACTTATCTCAAACGGTATTTCTTATACTTCGGAGGCAATATATGCAGTCTTACACCTGCCCCAACTGCGGCGCTCCTGTAAAAATGGATGACCACGGTGCATTTCTCGAGTGCCCTTATTGTGGATCACAGTTCAAGCCCGATGATTCTTTATCTGATGAGCCAAGCAGTCGTCAAACGGATTCGGACGATGATAACGAAGAACTTCGCACCTATGCAGAAATAGTAAATCGCCATATTCCAGAATTTTCGGTCACCGAATTTATCGATAGAGCCAAGCATATTCTCGAAAGAACTCTTGATTTTCTCGGTGATCACGGAATGTACATCCAAGTCGGTGTCGTTTTGCTTTTTGTCGCCTTAGCCATTGTCAGTTTCTTCTTGTAACTTATTCATGTTTTTATCCATGGGCAGGTGTCACCCGGTCTTCTTTCTCCGTCCGGCAGCTTTGGGCCCTTTCCCGTTCCGTAATGGATCACCTTGTGCGTTGCCGCCGAAGCACAAATGGCGTTCTCCGGGTCAAGCAGCCTTTCGCTGTGCTGGAGAACGTCATTTTTTGTTATAGGGTTTATGTGGTGGATGGAGATCTTCGGTCGAATCGGCTTTCCATCCCGCAGTACCCAGTCCGTGATCGGATGGTCTTTGCACCCCAGGTCGCATCCCATGTCCCGGGCGATGATCCTGTCCCTGAACTGCCGCCACTCTCTCGATTGGTAGAAGTCCTGGTTCAGCCATCGGTCAAACCCAAAGGTATCTCTCCCCACTTTCCCGTGCAGCTGTAAATACTCCAGCCTCTCCTCGTATGTCGGCAGCGTACAAAGTTCCGTGTAGCTTTTCATAAGTGCTTTCATCACTCTTATCATTTACGATAACTGCTAAGCCGTCTTTTAACGGCTCGCCTGACTGATACACGAGAAGGTGCCACAATCTCTCCAATTCTTCTCGTGTCATATCTATCACCTTTTCACCAAATAATACTAATATCCACGATGACAAACATAGTTGCTGCCACGACCAGCAGGTATGATATATAATGGTAGATATCGTCCTCGATGTATCCGGAATCTGTCATAAAAACAGCAAACATCCCAATCAGATTAAGGATCGCACCCGCTATAACCAGGTACCGCCCGTCCAGCACAATTGTAATCATGCGCAGATCCCTCAAATATACCCACATGCCGCCATAAGCTCGCCAAACAGCAAAAAGCCGATCGTAGCATATGTCATTGCGGTAAGGATCGCATCAAATCGACGGCTCACCCCGAAATAATCGATCCCAATAAAGATCTCAACGATCAGCAGTGGGATCGCAGCGAGGATCATGATCTGAAATACCTCAGCATTCATACTCGTCATCCTCTCCAAGGCCGTTGTATTTCTTCATAGCAGCAATGACCTTCTCGTACAGTTCCTCAGAGTGCTTTGCATTCTGGAGTGTCTCGGTCTTTGCCCGCAGCAGCTTGTTTTCCTCTTCCAGCTTTGTTTTCTCCAACTCGTTCTTAGAGGTCGCCAGCTTCAGAAAATGGGTCGTCTCAGCGCTGGATGCCGTACCTTCCAGCAGTCGTTTCTCAACCAGCTTCATTGCCAGGTTGATCATATAGTTTTCTTGCGCTTCCGGGGTGCTTGCAGGCCGCGAAGTTGCAGCCGACATTTCGCCCGGAGCAGACTTCTTAGGTTTCATTGCAATAACCTCGTTTCACATTCTTATTTTGCTTTTGTAAGGGTTCATGGGAGTCGCAGTAGTACCAGTTAAGCCTGTCTCATTTGAAAGGAGAAGAAAAAGCAGATCATGCCCAATGGAGGTTGAACATCGTGAAAGCCCTGACCCCAAATATATAGGAGGATACTACTCCCATGAGCCCTTGCAAAAACCGCCGAAGCCCCGGTCTACACCCCAGAACCTCGGCAATTTCCCATATGACTGTAAATCTTAACACCTGCTGTGGATACAGGCATCGAGAGTTCACACAAATATAATCAGCAGCTTTCGCTGTCGGAGCCTTAAAGCCCAAATATCATTTTTCCCTCCGGGGAAATATCACAGACCGGCGCGATTTGAGAGGGGGGTGTCGATTTTGAGACCCCCTCCCTATGGTTTACGCGGTTTGGCCGAGCGTGTCCTCGTCGGGCACGGTGATCTTGAGCTTCTTGTAGATGTTTATCGGGTCGGCAGCAACGATTTTATCGATTGCCTTCTCAATTTCATAGGCATTTTCGTTGTCCGTGAACTGTGAGGAGGTCTCGGCGATCCTCATAAGCAACCCAGAAGAGTTGTAGCCGTGCTCGATATCATACTGATGCCACTTCTCGAACTCCTCGTACGGACTGTACGGGTTGTCAAAGGTGGTAAGAAAGCATCGAACCATTATTCAAAGCCTCTTTCTTAATTGATTGTTATTTGTTGAGCGCACTGTAAACCGTGGACTCCGGAACACCGCAGGCCTTGGCGATTTCAGCATAAGAATAACCGCTTCTCAGCATTGCGTTTGCTTTGGACATCTTTGCAGAAGTCATAACAGCAACATTTTTCGGCATTGCACGTTTTACAATTTCATCAGAATCAGACGAATTAAGGAATTTCGTCAACATATTGTCGGAAATTGCGCCAGCCTGAACAGCTTCCCATTCCCTGTCCGTGAAGGTAATCTTGGACTTGCGTCCGCTTGCGCCAACAGAATCGCGAGCACGCTGCATCTCAACAGAAGAGATCTTCTTGATTTCTTTCTTGTCAATCGTAGGATCCAAGCCCTGTTCCTGAATCTTCGCCTTAATATTGGCGTTCGCAATCAGCATCGCTTTGCGCTCCTTAGGCTTGTTAGCGACCATGTTGTTATACTTCTCTTTCAGGGAGGCAACCTCAGGCGCATAGGTCTTGGCCGCTTCAGGGTTACGCTGGATGCCCTTCATGTTGACCGCCTCTTTGCGCGCCTGGTTGGCCATGGCCTTCAGCTTGTTGGAGAAGTCCGCGTACAGGTTCTCTTGGATGGTGCCAGAAGACAGCGTGCGCGCATCCTTCGTTTCGGAGATCAGACTGACTGTATCTTCAGCCTTACGTTCCTTACCCGTCTTGGGGTCAGTAAAGGTACGTCCACTTTCTTTGTAGATGTATTCGCCAGTTTCCTTATCAACTCGAACACTGCCACGACGCTCGGGTACACGAACCGTCTGCTTACGGCGAGACAGGAGCGTGGATGCGCCACCATAATGCGTAGCGCCTTCCTCGTCCACACGAATCTGCCACTTCTGCTTCAGCTCGGGGATGCCATTCTCTCGCTCAGAGCGCTTATAGTCCAGCTTATGTTTTACCCTCCAATATTGGACCAACCATGTCCTGTGTTACAAACGAGAAATCGTCATCTTCTATTTCTAAATTCCACATGTTGATGATTAGAAGCAATGCCGCATCATCATCGAAAAGACGTGCAAGTTTATCTTCTCCCATTTTCTTGAGTCTGAAAGCAATTTGCTTGCTCTGCCTTGCGAAATGGCATCTTGGATGGAAGAACTGTTCAGGACTTCTTACTGTTTGTCGAGCCTTTCTGCGGTTCACCGATCCTATGACCACATATTTAACCTTATCATCCAGCAAATATCCAAAGATTGTACCATCATGCCGAACCTCGATGTGATGCCAAATTGCAGACAATGGGCTTTCAGGATTCGGAGTATACACTAATGTATCCTGCGTAACTCCCAACTTTTTCTTAAAGTGGTTACTTAAAAGAATCTTGTTAATCTTCTTCCGAGTCTTTTTTGATATGTTTCTCATCAGCGAACCTCCTCATTCTCCATAAAATTTCCTCTCGTTAAACGCCTTCTTCGAGTTCAGGGCTCTCGAAATCGCAAGATCAATACCACTTCTACTCTTCAGATGGTAGTAGTACAGATCCTTGTACGGTGTATTCAGTCGGTCGATACGCCCCGAGGCCTGCTCCATGATCTTATATGAGTAGTTCTGGCTGTAAAATATAATGGTGTCCGTCTTGATGCAGTTCCAGCCTTCAGCACCGGCATTGTACTGCACCAGATACACCCACCTATCGCCTTCAGGAAGCGGCTGATGCTTGTGCCCGTTCCATTGTGCAACTTCGGTGTCCTTGCCATAGTCCAGACCCATCAGAATATCGAGCTCATAATCGAAATTATAGAAGATGATGACCCTAGGTCTGCCTTTACAAATATCCAGCACTTTTTCTTGCCGGCTTGCATCAGCGTTCACCAACTTCCGCAGCAGATAGCAGAACTCGCTGGCGGTCTCGATTGGCTTGTTCTCCCAGAGGTTCCACCGGTTCTTGCAGATTGACAGATACTTCACCTTGTCATAATCCACAAATACATTCTCATGGTGCGAGACAGTCGGCCGCTCGAAGTCCATGTCAACCAGAATCCGTTCCCGCAGCCGTACCAAGCGCTGGGTATTCAGATACCGATCGATCTTCGGATACTTCGTGCAGAATTGGCTATATACCACATGCTGGTTATTGAAGTCTGTCCGGTTTCGGTAGAACCCATTGGCGATGAACACCGGGATGTAATCTGTCCAGCAGTCCCCGGGGGTGGCGCTGAGCAATATCCACTCGTTATTTTGCGTAATTTTGTAGAAAGATTTCACCCATGCGCCTTTTCCAACGACCCGCTGCTCGTCAAATATAAAGAACGCATTCTTTACGTCAACGTACTTTCCGATATTGTTCCAGGAATCCACCACGACCTTGTGCTCGTAAATATCATGCTCTGGATCTGTAGACATATAGAAATGGGCCAGTTCTTCATCCCACTCTCCGGTGTCCCGTTTCCGGGCAGTCGTGATGATGTAAAGATCCGGGGGCTCTGTCATGCGTACATAATTCTCCGTGTTCACCTCCCCATCGTAAAGTTTGTAATAGAACGCCAAACTCGTTCTCGATTTTCCGCTTCCTACGCCTCCGCATAAGATGCAGCCGATTTTCATACGGTTGATCGCATCCAATTGGTAGTCGTAGAGCGTTACACCTGCCATCAGGTCGCTCACCTCATTTCCAACGTCACATAAATGTCACTTTTCTTGCAGTGATTCTCGTAGGCCAGAAGCGAGATCGTCGCCTCTTCCTCATCTTCACCCTCCCCTCTGACGGTATAAGCAAAGAGCTCTTTCCGGTGCTTTCTGAACACCTTCCAGAGCTCTTTTTTCTTAGTAAAGTCCGTGCTTTTTGCAGTAGGACGCATATTGCAAGCCCTCCTTGTCTGCTTCGCGCATGATTTCTGACAGTGTGAGCTTTTTAGGTTTTTCTTCCGTCTTTGACATGTTACGCGGTACGGTGTCTCGACATTTATCGCAGTACAATCTTTTTGACGGAACCTGATACATCATAGCGCCGCATTTTTTGCAAGCCTTATCTACTCTGCGAAGTCCGCCCATAAATATCACACCTCCTCAAAATGGCAGAAGTCCGTATAGTAAACCAAGTCGTAATCCAGCGGATGGTTGTTCCAGTCGTAGTTCTGCTCGTAATCAGCAATCTCATCACGCTCGTCGAGTTCGCGGCAAATATCATCGTTGTGCTCATAGAACCATTCCAGTGGAAGGTCGAACTTGTCGCACAGTTCCGGAATATCAAAGGCCCACCAGCCGTAGTTGGTGTTCTGTGTACCCTCCGAAACCATGTAATCGACAATCTCTTTTACTTTTCTCTGCTCCATAATCCTTACTCCTTCTGTTGTTCAAATATCAGGCTCTCTGGCCCGGTTGCGAGTCATGCGGGAATCGAACCCACCGTACAGCCCATGCTAATGACTCAAATAAAAGAGCCCCAGATTTCTCCAGGACTCTCATGTGCTTATTCTTCAGGTGTACAATAATCAACGTCGAGATGCGCTTTGCCTTCGCTATCCGTATAGGTGATGAACTTTCTCGGCTGATGGAACATCTTCTCGTACTTCTCTACGAACTCCGGCAAAAGCTCACCGAAATCATCCTCCGTGAGGCCTACGATCAGGAATGTTCCAACGATAATATCAATGGGGATACCATAAGGGCCGTCGAGCGTCCGGTTGAGTTTCTCCATGCAATCATCATGCAGCTTTCCTTCTTCGTTGCAAATCAATGCAACCTCATCGTCCCACGGGTAAACAGCCTGAATCGGGCCTTCCACCTCTTTCTGGAGCGATTCCAGAGAGCAGTCAATGTCGATCACTTCAGGGTAATGCTTTGGGCGAACCCTCAGAACTTTCATACTGTCAACCTCCCAAATTGCACATCAAAAATATAAATCGAGCTGTTTCCTTAGAGCCGCCATTTGCGACGTGGGCACTCACCGACTGGGCATTCGACCATGGACTGACCCGGCACTCGAAAAATATCAATGATCAATAATAGCTGTTGTACTTCCGGTTGGCTTTTGCACGAGCCTCCGTAACATCAGGGGCTACGAAACCAAAGTTGATCACATAGCTCGGGATATTGTACGAACGGGCAACCAGGTTTTCGATCGCACAGCCACGGAACGCCTTCTCCTCGTCGTAGATCCCGATAAAGTAGTCTGCATCCGCCATCTTCTTGATGCTCTCACCAAGGTACCAGACTGCCTGATTCGCATCAGCCGGAGGATCATCAGAAATATAAGTCTGGATTACCTCCAGCTCCTCGCCAAACACAGCCTCAGCAATATGGTGCATCTGCTCCATGGTTGCTCGGATTTGTGCTTCAGTGCGCCCTTTCATCGGTGCGCTGATAAACAGTTTCTTCATACGCTTCACCTCAGAACGGAATTTCGGTGTTGTCGCTCGGCTCTGCCATGTCTGCTTCAGGAGCTGCAAACCGGGCATAGCGCTCTGCATACGGATCAGCATCCGCATCCTGCTCAACATACATCACATCCGCATACAGGCTGTACTCGCCGGGTGCGTTCCGCTTCTCGACAAGGTTTGCCTGGAGACAGACGTTCTTGACCCGGATAAAGTCCAGCTGGCCGATCGTGTCCATGTTGCAGAGCAGGCGCTTGCCGGAAGTGGTGACCCAGTAGATATGCGGGGGCCACTTGGAATCCATGTTGATCGTCACCGGCACGAAGTAGGTCGGAACGAACGGCTCGTCGTAGGTACGCTCAGGATTCGGATTGGTCTGACGAACCTTCACGCCGAGGTCCATGAGGTGATTCACCAGCTCCATGGTCGGGATCACCACGTTGACGCGGCGCTTGTCCGAGCCAAAGCGATCACGGCTGGGATCACCGCTGAAGTTGGTGGTAAAGATGAAACGGGTATCGTCGATATTGACTTTCTGGCGCTTGGTGTACATAAATATCAGTCTCCTTTTTACTTGTTGAATTCATTTTCCAGAATTTTCAGATCTGCCACGAGTGCTGTCAGGTGGAGAAGCGTACCAGACCGATTGTTGCTCGCGGCCGCGCTGAGGAACTTCTCAAAATCCTTATTTGCCTCAGAACTGTACTTTTTCAGCACATCCAGATCGACAGCTTTTCCGGCAGCAGGCTTCCCGGGATACTTCTTCCCGCTCTTCTCGACCCAATTCTGGATTTCCTTGTAATAGCTGCCCTTGTTACCACCGCAACGCTTTGCAATTGCCATGGCCAGCCCCTTCTCCGGGTCGAAAACATCCTTCTCGCTGCACTTCACAACGGTCTTGGAACCATCCGACCAGTAAACGATCGTGGCCGGAGGAGCAAAGATAACGTTCTTGATACTTGCTGCGGTCATATTGGTTTCCTCCTTCTTTTTGGTTGCCTCTTCCATCACACAGTTAGCCCAGTGCATGTAGCGCATAGAATCGAACACCGACTCTTCCCGCTTCCGAATACGCCAGTCACCCTGACGGTCACGCAGAAGATCACCCGGATTGAACTGGAACGTTCTTCCATCTTCCAGCTCAAGATTCATTTGAGCAGAACCCAGTTTAGTGTAAAAGTTATTGACAAACCCGATATGATGGCCATAGGGGTCATACAAACTTCCATGACACATAAAATATCACCTCACGTCAAAATTTCTTGCTGCTTCTTCCTGCGTATCGCTCCAGGGAAGATCCGGCGCTGTCCAGGGAGCAACACCGTCGTCGCCAACGAACCAGTTGAAGTCGCCGTACTTGGAGATCTCCTCAACTGCCTCATCGACTTCCCGGTTGAAATATCTTTTGTCGATATCCTCCTGCATCTGAAGCTGATAGACCGCCTCGCTTTCCAGCCAGCGGTAATCCTTTGCTCCGGTCACAGAAGCATATTTCCGTTCGCCGGTATCCGTCAGGCCCGCTTCCCGCAGCAGCAGAGCGCCGCCCTTTCCCGGCATGATCGGGCAGAACTGTCCCACGCGTCCCACAAAAATATAATTGTGTTCGCCTTCAGGCAGGTCCTCGTTCTTGTCGAGATAGATAGCGCCCTTGGAAACGGTCTTTGTCTCGCAGAGGTCAGTGAACTCGATCTTCTCCTTGGAGAACAGGGTCTTGAACACATACGGCACCTGGAACTGGGTGCCCGTCGCCGTCCATTCGCCGCCTTCGTCTTTGCAGTCACCCGGGGTATAGCCGTAAAGCTCCTCACAGCGGTCCGCAGTCATGTATTTCGCAATATAAACGGCATTGTTTACCAGACACATCCGCTCGTAGGTTGCCTCATGCTCGAACGTGTAGCCGTACTTCTTCGCAAAATCCATGCAGTATGCAATGATTTCCGGGGTCGCATCGGGGATCTTGATCGAATCCGTTTTGATATGCGCAACCTTAAAGCCGCGCTGCTGCACTTCATCCTGCAAAGTGCGCATAAATAAAGCCCCTCGAAGCGCCACAATGTTGTTGACGTTCTTGGGGTTGCGGAACGGGTTGTCGAAGCTTGCACTGGTCAACCCGTAAACCGAGTTGATGGCGATCTTCAACGCCTGCGCCAGAGCCTTTGCCTGCTGCGGATCATCGAGGTACTTTGCCAGTTTGCCGCCAAAGAGCCCCTTTGCCTTCTCGTACTCGCCGTGCTTGACGTAGATTCGTACATCCATCAGGTCGTTGAAATGCTTGGTGTACTCGCCAAAGTAGTTCATGGCAACAGCCGAATGCGGATGCAGCGACGCAACGTCCAGCAGGGCTACGTTCGTGTACATCCCGGGCTCAGCGTAGACATAACCACCCATGCCCAGGTCCGTGCCCCGGAACATATTGTGGTACTTGCCGTCTTCACCTTTGGCCCACTCGTAACCGGGAAAGGCATTGATGATGTTGCAGTCGGTCAAAATATCAGGCTCGACTTCCACGATCGCATCGGATTTTCCCGTGGCAAGGTCGGTGTAGACCAGCCGGGGGTGCTTTTCCTTGCCGAAAATAATGCGTGTTGTCAGCGAGTTTGTCGTGTCGTTCACCGTCATGCCGGCAAGGTCTGCCAGGATCTCACGTGCCACAAAGTCTGCCTGACGCTTTTTCGAGTAGAACAGGGTCTCGGTCGCGATCACATCGTTGTCGCAATACTCGGCCACCTTGTCCCACAGGCTCTTCGGCACCGGCTGATCCCACGGAAGTCCCAGCTCCTGATGGTGGATCCCCAACTCGATTTCAAACTTCTTCAGGCTCTGCTTTTTCGACGAGAAGTCGAAAATATCCGTGTAGGACAGGTTGTACGCCTCACCAAAGAAGCCCGTGTGTTCGTTGATGATCCGGTTGGACAGCGCATAGATCTGCTCCACCGACATCCCGATCATGCGGGCCCAGAGGATATGGTTGTCGTACTTGCGGTTGTTGAAGCCGACCAGCCGATACTTTGTCAGGCTCTCGATCTCCTCCGGCGTAGGATTTACCATGCGGTGCACAGGCTCCTGCTTGGCAAACTTCCAGTTTACGAGCAGCAGATTCGGGAACACTTCCACGTCGAAAAATATCAATGGCGTTTTCTCCCCCACAGGGGCCTCCCGCTGAATATCGTCCTTCGACTTGAAGTGCATCTTCGCCACGATCTTCAGGCAGGTGTCCGCCTGGTTCGTGCTGCTGGCGGCAAAGCCCAGGATCGCATTTCGCATGTCGTCCACGTTGTAAACGACATTGCCCTCGTAGGCTTCGTCCATGATGTGCGCAATAAAGTCAATGCTGGGCTTCGTATAGGGGCTGATCTCTTTGGCAAGGGCTTTCTTGATGAGGATACGCAGGTGTCGCTCATCCTGGATCTGCTTTGTATCAACCATTTTCGTTTCTCCCTTCAGTGGCAGGCCGCTGCTGATGGTCGCAACCGGAATATCATTGCATTTCGACAGTTTTCTCCGCAGAGAGGACTTCCCAGTGGACACCTTGACCTCGATGTTCTCGTCGTAGATCCTGCTCAGCTTCGTTGCATCGCCGGTGTAAATATAATGCAGGTGGATGCCCGCACCAGATTTGCTCAGCTCCGCATAGGTCTGGGGCCATTTGGAGGCAGCTTCCAGGTTGCGCTCGAAGCTCTTTTTTCCATCCGGCCCGGGAATATCAAAGTCGATGACAATGTGATTCTCCGGAACTTTCACATAGTGCAGTCTCGAAGTATCCAGTTCGGCCAATTTTGACTTGACATTCTCCCATTTTCGCATCGGAATGCCATCGTCTGTCGCATACTGTGCAGGGCAGTCCTTGCAAATATCATTGAAGAGAGAATGCTGCTCCTTGAACTCGATCCATGACGTTTCCGGCTCGGCAGTGGGTTCTTCTGCCTTCACAGGTTCGTCAAGGAACTCTTTGAATTTCTCCGCTTTGAAGCCGCTGTAGTAGCTCCGCACCCGCTCGCCATTCACGGTCTCCGCGCGTTCCTTGTACTCCTCGAAGTAGTTCATCAGCTCTTCCCGGAACGCACGGCGCGAATAGGGGTACGCCACCTTTGCCTCGTCATTGTAGGTGTTGTACATCGCCCAGGCCCGCTTCAGGGATACACCGTCCTCCTTCTTGAAAATATAAAAGGAATCCAGCATGAAGTTGTAAAAGTCGTTCGATGCACCCAGCATACGGGTCGGAATATAATCATCGTAAAGATGTTTGTTCTGCTCGTATACCTCCTTGCAGTGCCATGCAATGCCTCCCAGCTCAAAGTCCACCTTCGCTACAAGGTCACGGTACTTTTTTGCAGGGATCTTTTCGCCGGTAGGTTCCACATCGATCAGTCGTCGGATCAAGCCCGATTTCGCATCCGTGATCTTAACGGGCTTGTTGGTGCCCAGAAACATGAAACACTTGAACTGGCTGGAATACTGACTGCGGAACTTCTCGTTCACCAGCATGGTCTCGTGGGATACCAGCGAGTTCAGCCGGGTGTTGTCCTCGATGCGGGAAAGGTCACCGTCGTGCTGGATCGCGATCAGCGGGTTCGATTTGAACGCCTCCAGCGCAAACGCATTGGACGATGACCCCAGCACCTTGGAGTCAAACACCGACCAGTACCCGTCGAAAAGTTTCTGGACGATGTTCAACACGGTCGATTTACCGCTGCCGGGTGGACCATAGAGCACGAGGAACTTCTGGATCTTGCGGGAATCGCCGTTCACGATCGCGCCAACCGCCCATTCGATCTTCTTCCGCTCCTCGGGAGAATATAAGGTAGTCATAAGCTCGTCGTAGGCGCTGATGTTCCCCTCCTCCAGAAGATACGGCAGCCGCTTCGACGCATAGCTTTCCTTCTTGACCGGGGTGTTCGCAAATATCAACGTATCGTCAAGGGTGTGATAGTTGTCCCGCATCTGACGCTGACAGTATTTGTGCCAGTTGTCGATCATCCCGCTCTCCGCGTCCCACATGTGCAGAACACGGTAGCTGTCATTGAAGACCTGCTTGTGTTCCTCCGCGTAAATATCCAGCGCGCGGTCGATCATCTGGAGCGCATCCTGTTCGTCCGTGCTCCAAAGCCCCCGCTCTTCCATCCAGACCGCGTAAAAATCAGAACCCCGGATCATCAGGTCTTTCGACTTCTTGATGATGAATTTGGGATAAATTTCGATTGTCCCGCGTTTTCCCGTCCGCGTTGCAATCATCAGGAAATCAATCATTTGTAACTGACTTCCTCCTTTCTCCGAGGTTTTTATACGTCTTTCTCTTTCTGGAGGGTCATCTGGGCCAGCGCTGCCTCTGCCTCACGGGCACGCTCATCGGCTTCCTTGCGCTGCTTTTCTGCTTCGTTCACCATCTTGCAGGAAACAAAGCCAAACCACAACAGGCCAGCGATGAGAATGTTCTTCCGGATGCACTTGCCCTTCATGCGACGGATGGTGTGATTGGCCACCTCCAGTGCAGCCTTGCTGTTGCTCAGGTCGATCAAAATATCAGTCAGTTCCATTGTCAATTTTCCTCCAGTAATTCGGGTCAGCCAGGATCAGCCGACCAATGTTATTCTCGTCTCGACATGCCGTGATTCGCAGCATCACATGGGAATCGTCGAGTATCTTCTCAACGAATCCTTCCATAGGGATGCAGATTTTTGATTCATATGTCATCAAAACTCATTCTCATTCAACCAGCTCATCAACTGGTACCAAATATCAATGGTACGCATGTCGATGGATGTACGGGTAATCGTAAAGAGACCGCCAGCCCCATTCGGCTCGTAGTCCCGATCCATAAACCGGGCCAGGATCGGTTCCGCGCGCTTTTCGCTGAAACGGGTGTCATCCATGGCAGCCAGGCCCAGGCTGACGACCATGCTCCAGAACCACTGCCCCACACGGTTGCCCATGCTGCGGTCTTCCATGATGTGCTCCTCGATGCGAATCGCCAGCGCCACCATCATCTCCAGCATAGAGCAGGGTACGCCCTGAAATACCGCATCGATCTTCCCGTACGGAATATTATTCTCCGATGCAAAGCGGTACCGCAGGTTGATGCCGTCCGTTGCCCGGCAGACATCCATTTCGCACGCCGGAATATAATCCCGGTTAAAAAGATACATCAGTAAGCGGTGAAAGCTGAGGTTCCGGGGTTCCCATTCGCCGCAGACGATCTTGTAGAGCCAGTCATAATACTGCTCCGTCTCCCTCATAAAGTTCATTCATCCTCCTCATCGTCGTGGTTGCCGGGCCAGTTCTCCCGAACCCGGAGAATCTCGTAATCCTTGTGGTAGTTATGGTTGCGGACATGAACAGCACTCAGTGCAAACTCGCCCATGCGGTTCAAAGCCTCGTTGCCGATGATCTTCGGAATATCATCTTCGTCCACGGGCTGATCCTCCGTATCGAAGACCAGCTTTCCGTCCGCGTAATAGGTCAGGAAGGAAGTCTCGTAGTCGTCCAGCTCACCAAATTGATCCGGCTCAATGACTTCGATGGGCTCATGTGCCACCACATCTTCCGGGTCAGATTCGGTACGGTACTTCCCGGCCAGCTGTTCAAAGCTCTTCTGGGTCGCCCTTTCTTCGATGGTCTTGTCCATATCAGCTTCCTTCTGCCGCAGATTCTCACGCTCGGCCTCGTACTTTTTGCCGTAATAGGTCTCGTATTTCTTCTCGAAAACGGTGTGCATCACAAGGGCACCTGCCCCAAAGCCTGCTGCAAAGAGCAGAATATCACGCACGGTCTTGTTCATTGTCAATGTCTCCTTTGATCGTCATCATGGTAAACGCCAGTCCGCCAAAGAAAAGGGAGACACTCATCAGAATGCCTCCCACCATGTGGCGTTTGCGTTTGGTATCGGTCAGATAGTCCAGAAACAGGAAAGTGCTTTCCAAAGTTTCCATCGTTCCACCTCACTCAGAAAGAACCGCCAGACCAGAGACGAAGCAGACTCCGGCCATGGCAGCAAACAGGTAAGACAGTCTCTTAACGAATCTGGTCATAGCGTATTCCTCCAAAATATCAGTCTCAGATCTTGTCGATGATGGGCCCGTCACAGTTGAACCGCAGCATCACCGAGCGCTCCCCGCCGTTGATAAAGCTGTTCAGTGCCTCGTCGCCCTCGACGTAATTGGTCACACCAAAATCCACGTGGTTCTGTCGGGTCGGGTCGTTCGGGTCATAGATCCAGCCAACGATCTGGCCTTCCGGGGTCTTCAGGGTCACACCTCCGTGGGTGCCCAGAGATGCCAGAACGTCGTTCAGGAACAGGTGCCCCTGGGTGCGCAGACGCTTGTTTGCCGCCTGCTCCATCAGGAACAGGTAGTTGCGGTTCAGCATGTTGTCGGGCTGCCAGGTGTCCACGGTCTCGTCAAAGATGCAGGTATAGGGGCTGGTGTGCTGCATGGCGATGTCCTTGTACTCCTTGATGGTCTCCTCCACGCCCTGCTCGTTGGTGCTCTTGCTCTCGAGCTCCACAGCCTTGATGTTGTGCTCCAGCTCCTCCTGTACACGACTGCCAAAGCGGTCAGATACACGACTCTTGTATTCCTCAAAGGCCTTGTCCAGAGCAATATAAGCCGCAGTCAGGCTCGCATTGCGCTTGGACATGATGTGGTGGGAACCGAACATGCAGCCCAGAGATACCGCACCCAGGGTGACCGCAGGCGCATACACCTTTGCCAGCTTCAGGCCGGTCTGGACGTAGGTGGTCGTAATATCGCTCTTGTAATCCTTCTCGGTGTAGGTCTCGCCATCGCTCAGCTGGATCTCACCGCTCTCAATCTGCTTCATGGTCGTGTGGATGCTCTCGACCTGAGCATTGTGCTCGGTCAGAATATCCTGTGCCTTGATGGTCGCCTTGCAGG